CCCGCGCCTACCACCGGCCCGGGGGCCTGTAGCTCAATGGTTAGAGCAGAGCGCTCATAACGCTTTGGTTGGGGGTTCAAGTCCCTCCGGGCCTACCATCCCCGCTTTTCTTTCCTTTCTTATCAGATGGTTAGAGGCCATTTTGTCAAACCTCTGAAGCGGGTTTGACAATCTTCGTTCCGTTTTCGGTCCCGTCGTCCCGACTCCAGACGGCCTTCATGGCCCGTCGGGCGAGCGCCGAGCGGCTGGCCGCTTCGGTGTATGTGGTCACTTCCTTCAGGTTCTTGTGGCCGCTGATCGACATGATTTCGTTGGCGGTGCATCCCGCTTCGGCGAGCCGACGGCAGGCGGCCTTCCTGAGTCCGTGAGAGGAAAGCCCCTTCGGCAGTCCGGCTTCCACCACGCGGTCCCGGAACCAGTTCCCGAACCCGTCGGGGGTGAAGGGCTTCCCGTATTCGGTCAGAAGGAACGTCATGTTCCGGGTCGGGAGCGCGTCCAGGGACGCGATGAAGTCGGGGTGCAGCGGGATCGACACTTCCGTCCCGGTCTTCTGTTGGGTGATCGTCAGGACGCCCCCACGGACGTGCTGGCGGCCCATACGCACCACGTCCGCCCGACGCTGGCCCGTGTGAAGGAGAAGGTCCAGGGCGAGCCGTGCCCGGCTCCCGATGGGGTGCCGCGCGTGAAACCGTTCGATCTCTTCTTCCGTCCAGGTGCGGAAACCGGACGATCCGGTTCGCATCTTCCGAAGTCCCAGGGTCGGGTCATCGCGACGCATCCCGGTTTCCACGGCGTGCCGCATCAGAATCTTGATGGCCTTCAGCCAGTTGTTCGAAGCGGCGGGACGATCCGCCACCTTCGCCACGATGGCCTTGACGTGTTCGCGCTGCATCGCGGCCACGGGCTTGTCCCCGTGTTGCTCCCGGAAGGGCTCCATGACGCTGCGATAGGTCTTCTGGGTGATCGGCTTTAGGTTCCGGTATTCCGTGGACTGGTAGTAACTCGCCACCAGTGCCGCGATGGAACCCGGCTTCGTCCGCTTCGAACCGACAGCCGCCGAAACCGTTTCGCCCGCCATAGCCGCCTCATAGGCCGCCATGAACTGAGGCGTCCAGGGCAGGCCCGGCAGGGCCACCCGCTTGAAGCCTGGGCGTCGGAGATACCAGCGCGCCTTCCCGTGGCGGTCCACGAACCCTTGGCAATACTTCGGCGGCTTGTGCATCATCTCAACACTTCGTCCCAGGCGTTCCCGCCGTCGGCGGGTAGTTGTTCCTTCGAGTCGTGGGTCACTCTAACCCGGATCGTGCCGTCCCGCGTCACTTCCACCGTCCCCACGTCGAGTCCGGCGTCGCGGGCGGCCTTGACCGCCCGAACAACGTCGGCATGGGAGAAGGTGGAAGGACGCCTGGGCATGGGGTCAGAAGGCCCCGTTGAGCCGCACGCGGACGGACCCGACGCCGTTGCCAGCGGCTTCGACGGCGACACCGATCTTCGTGTTGTCGGTCGCGGTGACAGTCACCAGCCCGGCGGACTCGTCATAGTAGACGACAGCGCCCAGGGTGATGGCGTCGGCGGCCACCTTCGGCATCTCGAAGACGCCCGTGGTGGACAGGGTGACACGCTCGCCGGTCAGGGCGTCGGTGGACGCGATGCCGAAGAGCGAACCCACGATGACCAGCTCTCCACTGGTGACGGTCGCAGGTGCGGGGATCGTGATGTTGTCCCCGATGTGGACGAAGTTCTTCATGGATCAGGTTCCTTTCGAAGTGTGGAAGCGGATGGTGTGGGGCGCAGGCCGCCCCGTGGCCTCGGCGATCTGACGGTCCAGGGCGGCGAGCGCGGCGGCCATCTGGGCGTCGGACTTGTATTCGACTTCCTCGCCGTTCTGGTCGCGCACACGGCGCACGCCCGACGCGCGGGACTCGATCAGGTCGTCCCGCGCCTTGGTCAGTTGTTCGACCGTCAGGGCCATCGCTTACGCCCCCGGAATGCGGTGAGTGCCGCGCCAGTCGAGCCAGCCCGCGCCGAAGTCCAGGAAGGCCCGGAACTTCATGCCCAGGGTGTCCCAGGCTTCCGTCCGCTGAATCTGGACGCCCTGGGCGGACGACAGGTAGGCGTAGTGCATCGCCGCGAGCCGCGCCGGGTCCGCGAAGACATACCAGGTGCCTTCGGGGAGTCGCGGCTCCACCAGGAGCGTGAGACGCCCGCCGAAGGGGTTCACGTCGTCCGTCTTGTTCGGCTGGATCGACGCCAGGACCTGTTCGGCCAGAGTCTCCAGGTCCGCGCCCACCAGGACGAAGCGCGGCGTCGCCGAGATGATCGTCTTCCCGTCCAGGCCCGTGCGGGTCCGCATGGACTCACGGGCCGTCGTGAGCGACGCGACAGAGGGCGCAGCGGCGGACCCGACGTTTCCCCGGCTGGCGTGGAAGACCGCCGTCCCGTCCGACAGGTTCGGGTTGCTGGTGATGAGGTCCACCAGAATGTCGGCTTCCGTCTGGGCGGCGGCTTCGCCCAGGGCCGCCGTCATGTCACCCAGGAGTCCCAGGTCGTCGTCGATCATGAGATTCCGGGAGACGGTGACGCCCCGCGCGAAGGTCTTCAGGCGCAGCGTCTCGCCGTTCTCGGCGCGGCTGGTGTGGGTGATCTCCCCGTTCTCGGCGAGTTCCTCCAGGCGGCCCAGTTCGCCCAGGCGGATGGCCGTGGACGGCTTGAAGTTCGGAAGGGTCCGCTGACGGCAGAGAGTCTTCAGCGGGGACTCGGCGGCCCGGTAGGTCTCCAGCGCCACCTTGTTCATGGCGTTCGACACAACCAGCGGGAAGTCGCTGGTGGTGTGCGCCGCCCGCGTGAACACTTCGTCCGCCGTCATGCCGCGCGTCGAGACGCCCGAGCGGGTGAGGCTTTCGACGGCGATGTCCCGAAGGCTGACGCCGAGATACTGCCGGGCGTCATCGGGGCACGCCCCGCCCGCCATGCGGGTCGCCAGGGCGTCCGACTGGCGGCGGGTGATGACCGCCGGGTCATCGTTCGCCGGGGTGTGGGACCGGATGATCGGGGCCGAACGGCGGCGTTGCTGCACGGCGTCGAAGACTTCCGCCTTCGCCCGCGTGAGGTCCGCCCCCGCGTCGATCAGATCGTCCGCCACTTCGGGGCCGAGCCCCGCAGAGCGCACCAGCGCACGGATTTCCGTCCGCCGGGTCTTTTCCGCGTCGTCGCGCGCGGTCGTATCAAGGACTTCAGGTTCCATCGTGGACTCCTTCTGTTGAGAGCGAAGCCGCGCATTCGGGTCCGCAGGGTTCGAAGTCAGGGTGACTTCGGTGATCTGCCACCGGGTCGGGCTCTTCACCCGTCCTTCTGGCGTGGTCTTTTCGGTCCATCCCGCCACGCGGTAGCCGATGCTGACTCCGGTGACGGTCCCATCCGCGATCCGCTGCACCACGGGGGCAGCATCTTCGGCGGACGTGAGCTCCAGGACGGTGACAACATTGTCGCCTTCCAGAGCGATGGACGGGACCCGCCCAAGGGTGTCGCGCACGGACTCGGTGCGATGACTATCCAAGACGGGAATGTTTGCCGACGCCGCGAGGTCCAGCGTGTCCGCCGTCAGGACTTCCAGGAACGGCCCCCGCGCATCCCGGCGCGGGACCGGCGTGGGGGTCGCGATGACCGCCGAAACCGTTCGAGTCTCGGGGTCAAATGAGTTCGGGCGCGTGCTGGCCGCGCGCGTGAACGTGGGGTCATGCTTCATCGTCGGACTCCGGGGTGCCGGTGGAAGTGAAGGACAGGCCCAGGTCGGCTTCGCGGGCACGGTCGGCGGCGATCTCGGCGTCCAGGTCGTCCGCGTTCCACCCGAGTTCGTTCACGGCCTTCGTGCGGCTGGTGAGCCCCAGGGCGAGGGCTTCGCGGACAGCCGCCATGTCCTTCTGAGGGTCCACCTGCATCGGGCGGGGCATGATCCATTCGGCGGCAATGTCCGGGGACAACGCGAGCCGCCCAGACAGGACTTCCGTCGCCAGCCATCGACGCCAGACGGGCCGAAGGAACTGGGGGACCAGGGTCCCGTATTGGGTTTGCTCCACCCGCGCCCGGAAGGGCAGAAGCCCGGCCCGGAGACTCGAATAGTTCGCGTTCGTGAGGTCGCCGGACAGAAGGTGTTCCGGGAGCCCCAGGGCGGCGGCGAGCGCCTGAAGGTTCATCCGCAGGAAGGCGGGGGAGTCCTTGGCCGCGTCGGGCGCAGAGAACTTCACGTCCATCCCGGCGGGCAGGACCTTCAGCGTGCCGGGCTCCA